CACATTCCAACAATTAATACACTACCAGTTCTAAATATCATAAACGATACCGGTGTTATGTTAGTATATTTGTCTTTATTTTCCTTTGTAATTTGTTTACCAGTTTGAATGCCAATATCATTATTATAATAAAACTTACATTGAATGCCTGGATAAGAACATGGATCGTAAATCGCCTGAATATTATATTTATTTCTGAGAATATCAAATAGTACTTCTCGGTCGATATAGAAGCCGCAGTTAAAATTAGAATTAATAAGAACAGTATCACTGGTTTGTTTGTATTCCAGTTTAAAGCTATGATGTGGTTGTAAAATATCAAGTATGTTTTGTAAAACCAGTTCAAACATAGGTTCACTTTGCACTCCAGGAATTTCTAATTTACCAGTATTAAACACTTTTATATGAAATTCTCTAAACAGTTCATCAATTTTAATACGAATAATCATTACAAAACAATTATAAAAAGCTTGCTTCTTTTTAATTCGATAACTCATGATATCTTTTTTGGACATACCAATAGTAATTTTACGGATATCTTTAAATTTAATACGTCCATTGGGATTATCAATATGAGACATAATATTTTCTTCAAAATATATTTCCTTTGTTAATCGTTCTTGAATTTCTGCTAATTCTTCAGGTGTTTTCGAATTAAATTTAATTTGTTTTTTAATAACACCATTTTTAGGGGTAGCATATGGAATAATAGGAATATCCCAAAACATGTTGAGTTCAACTGGTTGTTTCAGATATGCAATTTTTGATTTTGTGGATATATAAATATCGGTAGGATTAGGTGCATCTACATTTAAAAATTCACTGGGGCTGACTTCAATATCATCTGCACAATTATCATCTTCATCTAAATTATCATAATAGTTATTTTCGTAATCATTCGAATTATTATTATAATTTATAAAATTATTCCATTCATCATCAATATTTGTGTTCATCTATTATTACTTTACAATGCTTCTTTATATTCTTTATATTATTATTCTTTAAAAACAATTTAATTCAATTTTAATATGGAGGTTATAATATAGTTATAAATTTAATTACATTCTAAATTTTTGTGTCATTTATTTTCTTTTAATATAGAAATATGTATAATTACAAACCAGCAAAACGAACTGAAATTTTAGCCATTCCACAAAACCATAAGGAAAGAATCAATATGAATGAATATAGCTTGAAACAAAATATTTTTGACCCATCCAACAATTCGCCTCCAAATGAATTTTTATTAAAATTATATTTAAGAATGTCGCTTTACGCGTCACCTATAAAAGAAGATAAATTAATAAGTGAATAATACACATAATATTTATTATTGCAATCTTCAAAATGCATAATATTTTCAACAAATTTAAAATATTTAGGAGTATTCATATGGTCATAATTTCGAATAATGTAATTTAGGAAATCCTTAATTATATTTTTTTTATCAATATTATACTTATTGCAAATTTCGTTAATAATATTTATTAAATCGTCTATCTTATAACCATTTGAGATTTTAGTGTATAAATCATTCCAAACAGTTTCGTCTACTATTTTAATGTCATTGTTTTTTATATTTTGGTTTGTTTGCATAAAATTAATCATACTTCTTATGTCAGATTTATATAATTGTTGAATCAGTCGTAAAGAGTTATCTTTTATATTTAACCCCTCTGATTCAGATATATTTCTTAAAAAATGAATTATGTCGTTCTCAGGTAGCTGATTAAACCGTAAGCATAAAAATTCATTTAGTAAACATTCATCAATACGACTAATATAATTACAAATTAGACAAAAACGGACGGAATTAGAATAATTTTGTAAGAGATATCTCAAGGCTTGTTGTGCGTTTTTAGTCATATAATCTACTTCATCTAAAATAACAAATTTCATACCCTTATTAAATAAGGTTTTAGAGTTTACGAATTGATTTATTTGACTGCGAATGATATCAATGCCTCTTTCATCTGACGCATTTAAATGAATCATTAATTCCTTGTTTTTTTGATTTCGTTTTTCCTGATATGCATTCACTAAATTAATAATTGTTGTGGTCTTTCCAGTACCAGGTGGTCCATAGAATAATAAATTTGGAAAATATAATGTATCAATAATATTTTTTAAAATTTTCTTATTTATTGGATCTAAAACAATGTCGTCAAATTTAGAAGGCCTATATTTTTCCATAAGAGGAATATTTTCAATGTTCATTAATATAATTAGTACTAATTATATTTAATACATAATTAATACATAAATACTTTTTCCTTTTTCCTTTTTCCTTTTTCCTTTTTCCTTTTTATAAATCAATAAAAATAAAATTGAATTATTTAGTATAACATTACTTTATGGAAAAAATAACAATGACTACAAACTCGAATGCATATTTGGAAATTATTTTAGGGTCTATGTTCTCCGGAAAGACCAGTAGACTTGTAGAAATTTATAAACAGTGTAAGTTTTGTAATATTCCTGTTTTAGTAGTTAATCATTCTTGCGATAATCGATATGATGATGAGCTATTATCGACACACGATAAAGTAAAAATACCTTGTATTAAAACGAATAATTTATTTGCATTTTGGCATAAATATTATTTTGATAATGATAATGATGTAAAAAATGCAGAAGTGATATTAATTAACGAAGGGCAATTCTTTTCAGACTTATATGAAGTAGTTGATGATATGCTACAAAAAGGCAAAAAAGTTTATGTATGTGGTTTAGATGGCGATTTTAAAAGACACAAATTTGGACAAATGTTAGATTTAATACCATTATGCGATAAGGTTACTAAGCTAACGTCTTTGTGTAGTATTTGTAAAAATGGGACACCTGGTATATTTTCAAAACGTATTACTACAGAAAAGGAGCAGACGATTGTTGGTTCTGATAATTATATACCTGTTTGCAGAATATGTTATGATCTATAAAATGTATAAAACCTATAAAATGTATAAAACGTTATTTTTTTTAAAATATATTGTAAAACAATTTAGATTTAGAACTTTAATATATATAAAAAGATGTCTACCGAACCAATTAAAGCTAAAAGAGGACGCAAGTCAAAAAAGGAATTAATGGCTGCTTTAAACATTGAACAAATTAGTCCAAACAAAAAAGAGAGCCACATTGATTTGAATATTAGTGAAATCGATAATACAGATGATAATTTAAAAAACGAAGTGGTTTCGAATATTGTTATTAACACAAGTAATAACGATATCAGTATAAGTAATAACGAAAAATTAACTGAAGAACCTCCTGTTGCTAAAAAGAGAGGAAGAAAACCAAAAGGTGGTAAAATTATTCAACACATTATTTCAAATGAAAAACAAATGGAAGATAAACCTAATGTAATATTACATTTAAAATGTTCTATGAAGGATTTACAGAATTGTAACCAAGGTAATTGTTTGGTAGAAACATTTAATTTTAAAAATGATTTACCTTTTGATTTATTGTCGAATAACGATAATATGAAAAATGACAATAAAAATTATAATGATATCAGTGCTATAGAAAACGATAATGATAATGAGGAAACAACTTATTGTAAAGATGTAAATAAAGATATTTGGAAAAAATTAAAACAATTAGAACATAATTTGCATATTAATAATTTGAATAATAAAAAATCTGCGTGTTTTTGGGATACACATGAGTTCGATAATCCTCCCATTTACATTCCTAAACATTTTATTAATGGTACCTACCAAGTTTATGGTTGTTTTTGCAGCCCTGAGTGTGGTGTAGCATATTTAATGAATGAGAGTATAGATAGCTCTTCTAAATTTGAAAGATATCATTTGTTTAATCATATTTATTCTAAAATTTATGAATATAAGAAGAATATTAAACCTGCGCCGAATCCGTACTATATGCTGGAAAAGTATTACGGTAATTTATCCATTCAAGAATACAGATCTCTTTTGAGAAATGAGAGATTATTTTTGATTGTTGACAAACCATTAACAAAGGTATTACCGGAGTTGCACGAAGACAATGACGATTTTATTTTAAATAACAAATTTATTCCTTCTAATTATAACGTTAAAACTAGAGCACCGAGGAAAATGCCAAATAAGAATAATATTTTAAATGAAAAGTTTGGTGTAAATCAAACTATGATGGAATAAATGAGTATTAAATTATGATTATTTTCTTTTATGACTTCTTTTTTTATTTTTGCGACTTCTACTTTTGCGACCTTTTCGTTTCTGCCTAATTTTTCTTGTTTTTTTCCCGCCTACAATAATGCGTCCATCAGTAGTTTCGAATTTAAAAGATAACATTCCGTCATTTACTTTTTCACAAATTAAAAAACCATTTTCTGCTGTAGAGTTTTCTAAGTCTTCATTTGACATTTGATATGTTGAAATTATATCATTCGTTGTTTTATTATAACTCGAATTATGTGAAGAAATTATTAAATTTTTATCATATTTATCTAATTTTGCACCACCAGTTCCAACAATGTATTGTTTAATCGTCATTTTGTCGTTTATACTGACATTTCCAGATTGATATTGATGTAAATCGGCACATAAATAATAGTATTTTATGTTTGGATTGTTTATTTGATTAAATATTTTATTATAAATAAACTCTATGAGATCAGCAGAATAAAGAGTTTCTATAATCTCAGCGCCTTTTTTTTCCTTGATTTTAAAACCCATTAGAGGGTGATGGCCTACAATAACCACATTTTGTATACTCGAATTAGTGTTTATTTCAGTAGTAACATTATTAATAAACTTACTTTGTTCTAGTTTTACCCTCGTTTGTATAATTGTTTTATCATCAGAATCAACAAATCCTCTGTAACACTCATAGCAACTATCAAATTCTTCATTATCATAAATAGTAGTATCTATCATTATAACTTTGGTAGAAACTGAAAATTCGATTGCTCTAAACAAATCTAATCGTATATTTGGGTTTTCAGAGACATATAATTGTTGCCGTTTTATAAGTTCACAATTGTTTTCTTTTGTACCATTATCCATAATAAGCCCAGTTTCATAATCATGATTCCCATAATTCATATAAATAGGAATATTTTTCGGAAGACAATTAAAACCAGATAGAAAGTCATTCTCAACAAAATATTTTCTTTTTTTTCCTTCAATGGTTTCTTTGGGTGGATAGTAATTGTCACCAGAGATAACAATAAATTCAGGCGTTTTACTTCTTAATGAACGTGTAACATTTGTTAAACCATTATTTTTTGTTTCATCACACCCACCATTATTCCAACACCCAAATTGTATAAAGTATGGATTAGACATAATTATATTTATATATATAAATATAATTAAGTATATAAAAATAGATTTTATATTTTAAGAAACATATATTTTTATTTCTTTACTTGAAGTGATTTGTTTCACTGTATTTGAATACAAAATACTCGGTACTTGTCTTAAATCTATATCACTCGTTAATACTATCGGCTTATTTTGTGATGATAAATTTAACGCATATGTTAGTTCCCCACTTGTTTCTACTTCGACATTTGTATAATTCAAATTATTTATATCTGTTAATAAATATCCTGCCATTTCCAACTTAATTGCTGAGTATCCAGCTGTTTTCAAATTTTCTGCACTATATCCAGCTGTTTTCAAATTTTCTATACTATATCCAGCTGTTTTCAAATTTTCTGCACTATATCCAGCTGTTTTCAAATTTTCTGCACTATATCCAGCTGTTTTCAAATTTAATAATGTTACTCCATATGGAATATATGACATATCCATTATTTTATAAACTCTTACATGACCTCTATCATCATTTGTATTTGTACTGGTTCCGTCATTAAGAGGTGCACCAATTGCTATCGTTGTTCCATCACTACTTAACGACAATGACCTACCTGATAGGTCTCCTGCTGACTCTCCATCGATATCTCCGCTTAATTTATTCCATGCTCCGCTTATATATTTATAAACTCTTACATGACCTCTATTATCACTTGTATCTGTACTGGTTCCGTCATT